AAACAAACGGCTAAGGAGGTTGGACCAGACGCAGAAATGGCGCTAACCGTTGCTAATGCGTTTTTCCGTCAAGGAAGTCGCCCTTTTAATCGTCGGATGATTCGTCAGATAAGAACAACCATAGAAGAAAAGCCAGAATTAGTGGGGGATATGCTTTTCAAGAGTAATAATCCTAGTGCTATATTAGCAGTAAAGGAAATTCTCGTTGGAGACGTTGCAAGGATTACGGGATTTGCGGAGGATAAAGGGCAAAAGATTCTCAAAGGTTTTCAACTTCAAGCGATGCGAAAGGTTCTCAGTGATTCTGTATCCAACGATCAGATAGTTGGGAGAAGAGTCATTGATAATCTAAAAGGTTTAACCAGCCCTGTACTTAGAAGATTTTTGACACGAGAACAGGTAAGAGGAGTTAGTGATTTTGCGCTGCTTTTAATTGGTCAACAAGAAAAGGCACGAACGCCAGGATCTTTCGCCATTGTATTAAAGCAACCGGGGGCCGTTGAGACTGTTTTAGATTCTGCGATGAAGGGATTTCGTGGCGTACCGGGGAGAGTATTGGCTAGAGGGTTGAGTATTCTTACTGCACCCTTTTTCATAGCTGATATGCTGTCCGATCCGAGAACGGCTAAAATTCTCAACGATGCAATTATTACCCCAGTTCAGAGTGAGAAGGGAAAACGATTAGCAAAAGAATTGAGTAGCAAAGCAATGCGTCTTGTGTTTGATAAGGACTTGAGGAAACAGTTAATGCGAGAGCCGATTAAGATCGGAGCAAGGGTTGCTGTTACTGAGCCTTCCCTCAATGTAGAAGAAAGACGGAAGCAGTCTCAACAGCTACCGCTTTTGTCTGAAATCAGACCAATATTACCTTAATTGCGAAAAATATCCAATGCAAACAACACGACAACCAATAGAAAAGATAGTGCAATCCACCACCCTCCAAAAAAGAAAGCAGGTAAAAAGACAAACAAAAGCATTGTTCCCATAATAAGGAATGAATAACTATTAAAGTTAAGTTTGTCAACAGCCATGAACCCAATTACTCAGCTCGAACGTGACGAAGGATTTCGCCCTCGCCCCTATAAAGACCACCTTGGTCATTGGAGTGTGGGGTACGGCTGGTCCCTTGAGACCGGCCCACCGTTAAGTGAAGAGACCGCAAGGATTATTCTCAATGAGCATGTAGGGATGATTGTAGCCGACCTACATAGCCGTCTACCCTGGACAAAGCAGCTATCTCAACCCCGATTTGGCGTACTTGTCAACATGGCCTTTAACCTCGGTATCCATGGTCTGATGAGCTTCAGGAGGATGATGGCGGCCCTTAAGACTGAGGACTATGATAGAGTGGCAGAAGAGATGATTTCATCGAGATGGGCTCGGCAAGTTGGTAGTAGGGCAAATAGATTGGCAGAGCAAATGCGTGAGAATAAGTGGGTATGAAAAGGGTCATCAAGTGTGCTGGGCCAACTGTAAATGGCAATATGCACAAATTGACTAAAGCCATATGGTTAGAAATAGACCCGGAAATGAAAAAGAGAGAAGAGTATTTTTGGGGTTGGTACTGCCCTGTGTGCCATCGTATTAAAAGCAAACGGGGTGGATAAATGGACGATCAAGAGCTTGGTAATACTCTCGGAAGGATTGAGGCAGGGGTCAAAGAGAACGGCGCACGGCTTGATCGGCACAATGATATTCATAAAGTGCTAGATCAGAAAGTAATCGAGAACAGTGAGGGGCTAGTTGCCATAAAGGCTAAGGCTGGATTAATAGCCGTTATAATCTCATCAATCATTGCCATTGGTGGTTGGTTGCTTAGGTATACAGGAAAGTAAAAAAGGGGGAGCTTATGGATAAGAACCCTATTAATGCAAAAGTAGGCGCTTCTGCCTTAGCCGGCGCTGTAGCCTATATGATTCTTCGGTTTGTTGCTGGATTCGGGGTTGAGGTATCGCCCGAGGATGCGTCTATGCTGACCTTGATTGTGGCTGCTGCTGCGGGGTACATGAAAAAGGAATAATGTGACTCAAGACAAGGCCCACTTGCTCAAGACCGCCGAAGACGAGATGATGGCCTGGACCGATACCCTACCACGATGGAAGCAGGCCGTAATGTATCGCTACCTGAACGGTTCGGGCATTACGCTGGATCGGTGCGGTAAAATCATCGAGGACGGTCTCAAAGAAGAGGCCAGCAAAGAGTTCTTCCCGTGAGAACTTTAATCCTGATTCTTGCCCTACTGCTTCCTGCCTGTATCCCGCCTTTAGCTGACCGAGTAATGCTCATTGAGAATCTTGCCCCAGTCCTGATACTCGAAGAGAGGGCGAATAGTATTGAGCGTCAGCTTCAATTTATGGCATATTTTGAGCCCTTATCAGAGGAGCTTTTAAAGGCCGTGAGATCCCACCGCAATGCCTACTATCCTTATTATATGATTGCTAATGTGTATCTTGCCCAAGGTCAGATTGCACAATATATGGAAGCCGTTCGGCTTGCCGAAAACGAACTTACTGCCCTAGAGGCCCTGGTTAATAATCTGAACGAAGCGCCGCCTTCGAAGTACCTATCCGACTCCGCCTACCACTAATAGGGCTGAGCAGTCCCCTTGGCCCCCATGTATAGGGGGTTAAAATAAATTCAAAATAACGGATAAAAGACTTGACAAGTGGCGACGGGTGTCGTAGATTCTCTTTCTATCATGGAAAACATCACAAAGTACCTAATTGAGCAACTCGGCTTTAAGAAGGAAATCCTTGCCCTACGCCTCAGGGCCAGTGTGCGAAGTATAGAGAGATGGCGAGATGGTGGAACACCTTTCCATTTCTACCAGATACAGCTTGAGCGGATATTAGAGAGAGAGAAGGGGAAGAAGCAATAATGCCCACCCACTTCAAAACTCTACAAGAATTCCGAGACCTTATTACTAAGCATAACGTTAGGCGGGTCGTTGTATCTCAGGAAGATTTCAGTTTTCTTTGGGAAAAGGTTCAACCAGTAAGTAGGATGTCTGCTTATAAATTAACAATTAGTAATAATCAAAATGATATTGTTGTAGTAACGAGAAGGCTTATTGGCACTCTGGACCTTACCGAAGATGTCGTTAATTTTGTTGAGGATAAATGACTCCCATCTCCGACCCCGGCTGGCATTATCATAAGTGTCAATGCGACTGCGAGTGCCTTGTGGAATCGGGACCCCATGCGCGTCGGGATACTAAGGATTGGATCTGTGAATATTGCGAAGAAGGAAGATGTCAGGATGATGGCTGAAACCAAAGTCTACATAATCGAATCGAAGCGTGGATGGGGACAGAGGATAGACGAAGTAAAGAAGTTTTCCTCTCGGGAAGAAGCTGAAATCTTTGCCACCACGTATAACGATAAATATAACAGCGAAACTACTGGATCAGATTCGTATATGTATGCCAAAGTTGAAGGGAGATAGCTATCAACTTGACCCGCTGGAGCGTGGAATGGTAATGGGAGATATCCCTAGAAGGGTTCGAGTCCCCTACTGTCATGGTGACTATTAAGGGTTCAAATCCCTTACTACGCTTTATCGGATACAGTACCCGAACGGCGGGTCAAGATAATTAAAGGGATAAAAATGTCTAAAAAAGTCGGGAAATTTATACAGATTGCGGCTGCTGAGATGAAGGAATATGTGTTGCTTTATGCACTTGATGATATGGGAACAGTTTGGCTGTTTACAGAAGATAAAGATGGTCGATATTGGGATCGCCTTAATGATTCCAGGGAACAACCGGCAGGTAAGGATAATTAAAGGAGGAAACTATGTCTGATGAATCAACTCCGATTTCCCCCGAATCCACCCTCAATCAACTTTTTTCTCAATATGCAGTCCTGAGTACCGACAAGGACCAAAAAGAAATGGAGCTAGATGCCATTGACGAAGCTATTACTGCCCTTAATGCACAGATTATTCCGCTTATGGTTGAACTGGAATATCAAAGCATTAACCATGATGGTATCAACTATTATCTGTCTGTGCCAGAACGTCCATCTATAAACCCAGAAACTCGGGGTGATTTTATAGGTTGGCTTTTAGCAAACAATGAGTACGGTATTGTGCAGACGGATTACGTCAATAGTAATACCCTATGGTCTTGGCGGAATAATTTGGGTGAAGACAAGAAAGAGGCATTGGCAACCTTGGGCTACTTAAAAGTTAGTGAGGACATTAAACTGCGTAGGTCGAAAGGGTACAAAAGAACGCGGAAGAAGAAATGACTACTTTTGAAATGACGGTGATATATATACCGGGATTTATAGTTGACATATTGCTGATGAAATAACCCACTTGACCCGCTGTGCTGATGCTGACCGGAGGGGAGCACTGGTCACGTAGACTCTCGGCCAGTGGGTCAGGGTAATAAGGGAGGAACTCGGGAGATGGCGTATAAATTCAATCAATTCTACATACCAGACAGAATGATGCCCGGAATAAACTGGTACATTGAGAATGGAATCAAGCCTGGGGATTTTCTGACAGCGGTTATCTGTAATGATTTAAGGGAGGCAGTTGGCCGGGCAGATGATGAAAACATGCAAAACCTTACTGCCTTTGTCGGTTATTTTTACAACGAAGCTCCTGGTAGGTGTTGGGGGTCGCCCGAGAAAATGAAGGAATGGATAGCGAAATTTAAGGAGGAACGCGGGAAATGAAAATAATTCGCCTTAAAGCAGAAAACATCAAGAAGCTAGTAGCTGTAGAAATTACACCTACTGGGTCAGTGATTAAAATCACAGGACCCAATGCTTCGGGCAAGACCTCAATTCTTGATGCTATCTTCTGGGCACTAGGGGGCCTGAACAACATTCAGGCTCAACCTATCCGTAAAGGCCAGACTAAGGCCAAGGTAGAGATAGACTTGGGAGAGATGCTGGTTAAACGGACATTTAATGAAGGTGGCACTACCTCACTAACCATAGAGAACAAAGACGGCCTTCGGTTCAAATCCCCTCAGACTATGCTCGATGGGTTGCTCGGGAAGCTTAGTTTCGACCCATTAGAATTCATGCGAGAAAAACCCGGTAGGCAGTTCTTAATCCTCAGTGAGTTGACGGGATTGAATTTCTCCAAGCTCGATGGGCTGAGACAAAGGATCTATGACGAGCGGGCTGCAACTAATAGGGATGTGAAGCGGCTGGAGGTACAGATTGAGGGAATGAGCGTGCCGAGCGATGCGCCCAAGGAAGAGGTTGGTGGAGCGGAGATTGTGGGGAAGATCAGAGATGCCAATGAGTTGAGAAATAAACAAATTTCACTGGATAGAAGAGTAGAAACGCTAGAAAGCGAGGCCCATAAAACAGAAGAAAATATAGAGAAAATTAATGCCGAAATTAGGCAGTTTGAGCAAAAGATTAAACTTCTTAAAACTGATTTTGAAACAGAAGAAGCTAGGATGAATGTTTTTGCAGATTCAATCTGGGCTACTAAAGAAGATGCTGGGGTTATATTAGTTCCCGACATCTCCGCTCTCAATACTGAACTCGCCCAGGTCGAATCTAAGAACAAGGCGGCTCGGGCCTATCAAGCTAGGGTAAGCGCAAGGAACTTATTGCAGCAGTTAAAGGATGTGGCCAAGAATCTCACCGATAAGATCCAAGCCGTCGATAAAGAGAAACGAGGGCAGATTGCTAAGGCCAAATTCCCACTTGACGGTCTCAGCTTCGGAGATGGTGCTGTGATTTACAATGACCTACCCATGGATCAGGCTTCTCATGCAGAGCAACTACGGGTCAGTATGGCTATGGCTATGAGTTTGAATCCAAAGCTGAAAGTAATCAGAATTACCGATGGTTCTTTGCTCGACTCTCAAAGCATGAAGGTCATTGAGAATATGGCCAAAGATCAGGATTATCAGGTCTGGATTGAGCAAATGGATGAGAGTGGCAAAGTAGGAATAGTAATTAGTGAAGGTGAAGTTGTTGCGGTGAATGAGTAAGGAGGCCCCATGACCGGCTGCGGTTGCATGTGCCATACAGACGAGTGGCCTAGATACACAGAGGATATTCCTTGTATTCGAGTGTGTGATGATTGCAAGACAGAGCCGTGTGAGACTGTGTTGGAGGAACAGAGGATGGAGAATAAGGAGGAGTGATGATCTGCCCCAAGATTACAACTACTCCATTAAGTAAATCTCAGAAAGAACCTTGGTGGTTTCTATGGAGATACTGGAATCACGGTAAGTATGTTTATGAAATCAAAATACATATTCCTCGATCATTCTACTATTTCTTAATGTGGTATTTAGAATGGCAAAATCGAAAGTATTGGAAAAGAGTAAAGAAGATATCAGGACCTTATTTTCTTTCTAAGGAGAAATAGTGGCTTGGCCTTGCTGGCATAAGTGGACTAAGTGGGAGGTATATGAAAAACGGTATGTATTTTATCCTGGCACAGCATCTCCTCCTAATATGCAGGGTAAACCCTTAACTTGTTGTGACATAAGACAAAAACGGAGTTGTGAAAAATGTGGTCGAAGACAAGATGAGTTAATTATGAAAGGAGTTTAATCATGGCAGACAAATCTATAAGGAGTCAGGATGTTGGTTCCAAAGAACTATTAAAAGCACCCCCCCCCCAACTCCCCGCTATCCCCGATCCGAAAGAGCTAAAGGAACTATTTGATTCAAATTTCGAGGGAGTAACCCCGGCCTTCGAGGTAATCAAGATCCCTACTGGTGGCAATACATCTTGGACGGTCCCTACAGAAGAAGGGGAAGAGGATAGTCAGAAGGAATTAGTTGGGGTAATTCTAGATCACTATACTGTTAGAGCCTATTGGCCAGGGGCTTTCTCCGGTGGAAATGCGCCGCCAACCTGTTCTAGTCTTAATGGAAGACAGGGAAGTCAACCCCGCATAGATGGGGAATTTGGTGACTGCGCTACTTGTAAATGGGCGAAATTTGGGACTGCAACTAAGCCGGACGGGACTCCAGGCAGGGGGCAGGCTTGTAAGTTAAAGCACAGAGTTTTCTTGCTTCCTCTAGGTCAATCAATCTTCCCATATCTCATTCCGTTGTCTGTCATGTCGGCTACTAAGAAATATGACGGTAGTTTTTCTACCTATGTAGTGAAACTTACGGGAAGGCTTAAAAAGCTCCGTGAGATTAAGTCTCGAATAAAACTTATAAAAGATACCAACGCAGATGGTTTAGAATATAGCAAAGCATTGTTTTCTGAGGTAGCTGGTAACTTGACTGAAGAAGAAAAAAAGATGACGACATTCCTTGCAGAGCAACTTAAATCGGCAATGAGATCCCGACCTTTTGAAACAGAAGAGTTCATGGAAGAAGAAAACAAGGAACCTGAGTCGCCGGGAGAGGAAGTAAGGGAGGCGGATAGACAGGAGGCGGGGGACACGTTGGTACAGGAGAAAGATCCCTGGGACCGAAAATGACCCGCCTCGCTCACTATATTATAACCTGCTTACTAGATGAGATGGATGATGAGGATATATGGAGGAAATAACACTCGGTAAAATGAAGTTTTTTTGGATCAGCACAAGACCTAGTAATAGGGATATTTATCACATTGGATTTAGGCTTTATCGCCCTTATATTAGCTTTCCTGCGGTAAAGTGGGTTTTATCGTTCGAAATGGATAGTGTACTGATTTCTAAACTTATGAAGATATGGCGTAAATAATGCCCATCCCCTTTGAACATCAAAAAGAGATGCTTGCCTTCCATACCTCAATGTATTGCAGCCTTGATAATTCTGAGGTGGGAACAGGGAAAACGGGTCCGGTTGTGGTTTGGTTGCAGAGGATGTTTAAACAAGGAAAGATAGCTAAGGCTCTTGTTGTCTGCCCTAATTCAATTTTAGAAAACTGGGTAAAGGAAATCGAGATGTGGTCCGATCTGGACCACATTGTTTTAAGGGGAACAAAACAGAAGCGTCTTAGCTTACTACACGAGACTCAAGACTGGATAGGAATCTACTTAATCAACTATGAAGGTGTGAGGGTCATCCACAAAGAGCTAATGGCAAAGAGCTTTGATGCCGTCATAGCGGACGAAATCCATCACATCAAGCAATATAAAGGTTCTTTCTCTAAGCCAACACAAGCATTCTTAGTCAGGGAACTCGGTCGTATTGCGACCTACAGAAAAGGGATGACAGGAACTTTAATTACTAACGACCTCATGGATGTTTGGTCTCCCGCTCGTTTTATCTCACCAAAAATCTTTCCTGAGAATCCCTGGGGCTTCCGAAATAAATATCTCTATGATGCCAATGCGGGCAAGAGCTGGATGAAGTGGCCCGACATGAAGCCAAGGGTAGGGGCCGCTGAAGAAATAAGAGAGCAGTTAAGACCGTATGTAATACGATTTGAGAAGAAGGATGTACTAAAATTCCTGCCCCCGGTGCTATTTCAAAAGCGACTGGTAGAGATGGGCGAGGAACAGGCCAAGGCATACAAAGAGTTAAAACAGCATTTCTTAACTGAACTACGAGATGAACAAGAGCAGGGGCCAGACTTTGTGCTGACCGCACCATATGTACTGCCCCGAATTACAAAATTATTAGAGATTGCCAATGGATTTGTCTACAGGAATGGGGAGAAGGCGCACCGCTTTAAGCAGAACACCAAGCTCACCGAATTAAAGAGCGTGTTGGAAGAGATCGGGGACAAGAGGGTGGTGATATGGTGTGCGTTTAGGGAGGAGGTGGGGATGATATGGGAAATGCTTTTAGAATCAGATGAGCGAGATCCCCTTGTACTCACTGGGAATACGGAGACTAAACTTAGGCAAGAAGTAGTCGATTGTTTTAATTCTGGTGGAGCAAGTTACCTCATCACCAACCCCGCAGTCGGCGGCGAGGGGCTGACTATTCTGGCCCCCTACGTTATCTATTATTCTCGGTCTTGGAAATTAGGTGAGCGACTCCAATCCCTCGGGCGGCATCATCGACCAGGGGCGGAGCAATACGACAATATCACTGTGATTGACCTCGTAACAGCGGGTAGCATAGACGAGGATGTTATGAAAGCATTGGAAGGAAAAGAGGATTTATTGAAGAGTATTACACCAGCCACGTTCAGGAAGATGATTCAATGAACAAGTTTTGGGAGGGAGAAACTATGAGTAAACACGCCCACTGCTGGCATGCTTACAGGGGGCCATATTTAATGGTGCTTCCTGATGGGCATATTCTTCAAAAATGTTGTAATTGCCCAGAAACTAGGACTATTCATGGCGATCATGCCACAAGATAAGGAAGTAGACTGGCGTACTTGTCCATGTTGCGAGGAGTCTTATCCATGGAGAGCGGATGTGCCAAAAGCATTTAGTGCTTGTCAATTTTGTTTATCGGTGGGGTATTTAGAAGAGAGAATTGTATGGCGCACTTGTCCGACATGCAAGGGAAAATACCCGTGGCGGGCCGATACGCACTCAATATGGAGAACGTGCATTACGTGTCGAATGACAGAAGCTCAGAAAACAGCCGTCGCCCTCGCTAACGCCGGTCCTGGCGCAGGGTTCGGGCATCAAGGGGGAAAGAGGTGAGTATAAAGTTCGGATATCTCTTTGGGGGTGTAGTGGTTGTCTTTTTGTGGACAGCGTATTGGGTTTTTATTTGGACACCATCGCCCGATATTGAATACGAAGCTGTCAAGAAATGCTATCGGGCTATTGAGGAGAAAGTATTCCTCTATCCAGATAGTGTTAGGTGGAAAAGGCATTATTATACAGCAAAAGATGATTCTGGAAATCTTTTAAATACCAAAGGCGGAAGTCCTACTATAGGACCTTTTGCCGAGAAAAGTAAAAACGGAGAAATGAATGTGTATGTTTGGGAGAAGGTTGAAGGGGGGAAGAGATGATGAGAGTCTCGACTTATATTCGTTGGGGACTATCTGTATTACTGCTTTATGGGGCTTACTTTGAAACGGGCGTTTTTACTGTCTCTATTTTAACCTTAATTGTGCTTGCAGCAGAGGTTGAAGAATGGGGGAAGAGATGAATGGGGATCATTCCTGGCTTGGAAACGACAGAGAATTCTATAGATTTGCGACTGACGGAACATTGCGCCCAGTAAAGATTGCCACGAGTCCTATCTGCCTCCGCTGCCTTGTGCCCAACCGCGTAACCCATCGAGCTGTGTCTGATGAGATGGATATCCCCATTTGCTTTAACTGTGCCCTTGAGGCTTGGAGATATACAGGACCTTTAGGGCGGATTACATTGGAGGTAATAAGGTGATTGCCCTCCGCAAAGCTGACCGTGAGCCTGGAAGATTAAGACGGCTCTGGCACCGTGTATGGAAACCGAAGTCTAGAGAATTGACACCGACGCAAATGTTTATTAGGAATTCTATGTTGACGTGGCAGGAGAGGAAGGATAAATGACTGCAAAGGAATTAATTGGAGAACTGGGTAAAATCATCGACGAGCATGGAGACCTAGGAGTGAAATATGCCCATACATATGACGATCTTTATCCTAT